ACAATTGCAAAAACCGCAGCGTTGAATCTTAAGATTGTTGGCCTTTGGGATGTCCCAGGCAACACCTTTGGGACCAATGCCGTGGTTGTTGTGAAGATCAATGAGCACCTGTACGGCAGTGCTGGTGTTGCTGGACAAGGAGCTTAATCATGGCAATTTCACGTGCCCAACTGGTTAAAGAGCTTGAGCCTGGGCTCAATGCGCTTTTTGGCCTGGAGTATAAGAACTACGAAAACGAACACTTGCAGATCTATTCTGTCGAGTCTTCTGATCGTGCGTTCGAAGAGGAAGTCATGGAATCCGGGTTTGGTGAGGCTCCGGTCAAGACTGAAGGCGCTGGTGTCGCTTATGACAACGCGCAAGAGGTTTACACCGCTCGCTACACCCACGAAACCATTGCTTTGGCCTTCTCGCTGACTGAAGAAGCCGTTGAGGACAACCTCTACGACCGTCTGGCAGCGCGTTACACCAAGGCTTTGGCTCGCTCCATGGCGCAAACCAAGCAGATCAAAGCTGCTGCGGTGCTCAACGGCGCTTTCACCACCTCGCTTGGTGGCGACGGCAAGCCCTTGTGCGCGCTTGATCACCCGACCCTTGGTGGTCCTGATCTGGCTAACGAGCTGGCTACCCCTGCTGACCTTTCGGAAACCTCGCTTGAGCAGTCCTTGATCGACATCGCAGCGTTCACCGATGAACGTGGCCTGAAGATCGCTGTTCAGGGTCTGAAGTTGATCATCCCGAAAGAGCTCATGTTTACCGCTGATCGCATCATGAAGTCCACGCTGCGTGTTGGAACGGCAGACAACGACATCAATGCCATCAAGAACATGGGTATGATTCCCCAGGGCTATGTGGTCAACCACTTCCTGACCGACCCAGAGGCATTCTTCATCAAGACGGATGCACCTAACGGCATGAAGATGTTTGAACGTGTGGCCATGCGCACTGGTTTTGAGGGTGACTTCGACACCGGTAACGTAAGGTACAAAGCGCGCGAGCGGTACTCGTTCGGATTCAGCGATCCCAGAGGCATCTTTGGAAGCCCTGGAGCTGCATAAAATCAAGCACTTAGCTTGATCATGAAAAGCCACCTTCGGGTGGCTTTTCTTTTTGTGTAACAGGAAATTTCATGTATAATGGGTAACACTTTATACAGGAGATTTGTTATGCCCACCGTAAACGAGGTTATTGAAAAGTTTCCTGACGTTGTACGTCAACGCTACGACTTCTCCCATGCGGTGTATGTCTCAGCCTTAAAGCCTATGACGGGAATTGTTTGCCCTAAGCACGGCGTCTTTCAACAGTATTCAGCACAATTCCGCAAAAACGGTGCAGGGTGTCCCCAATGCGGTGAAGAAAAACGCATTCAATCTCGACGCATGGATCCTGTTGAATTTGTTGAAAGATCTACAGAAGCGCATAACAGCCGCTATGGCTATGACAGAACGCAATACATCAACATGACCACAAAAGTCACGGTGACCTGTGCGGATCACGGAGATTTTTTGATTACGCCTCTTAAGCACCTGTACGAAAAACAAGGCTGCCCTTCTTGCGGAGCCTTGAGCCGTGGAAAAAGACTCAACGTCCCAAATGCTGCCAAAAAAACCGCTGACTTTAAAAAACGAGTTTTTGGCGATCGTTTTGTTGAAGAAGCCTTAACTGTCCACGGAGATCGATACGACTATAACAGTACAGTTTACCTAGGTGCGAAATCAAAGCTTGAGATTCGCTGTAAAGAGCATGGCGTCTTTACTCAAACAGCGGAGCACCACCTAAAGCGTGCCCACGGGTGTCCGCAATGTGGACACATACTCTCAAAACAAGAGGACAGGATCGGGCGTTTTTTGTCAATGTTCACCCCGGTTGAAACTCGAAGCCGAAAAATACTGGGAGGTAAAGAACTTGATATTTACCTGCCTGAACACCGTCTGGCCGTTGAGTATTGTGGCATGTATTGGCATTCCCACGAGGATGCTCAAGATGAACTAGAGAACAAACGTAGGCATGCTTTAAAGCATCAAGCCTGTCGCGATCTAGGTATTCGCTTGATTACCATTTTTGAATCTGAGTGGCATGAACATGAGCCCGCCATACGTAGACTACTCAGGAACGCAGTGGGTAGGTCTAAGGGCAGGCTGATGGCAAGAAAGTGCGCCTTGCGCAAGGTCGATTCATTAAATGCTAGGAAGTTTTATGATCGCTACCACCCTCAAGGCGGTAATGGATCAGGCATCCATTACGGTCTCTACCATGGTGAATTGCTTGTTGCCTGTATGCGTTTTACCTTTGGGGCCAATGATCGAGGTGCTACGGATCGCGTTTGGACACTGTCACGCTTTGCGACACGCATCACGGTAGTGGGAGCTGCGTCTCGTTTGTTCCAGGCTTTCTTGCAGGAGCATGGAAACGTCGCCGTTAAAAGTTTCTCTGACAACCGTTACTTCGATGGGGGTATGTACGAAAAGTTGGGTTTTAAGCTTGAGGAAGAGATTCCCGCCGACTATCAAGTCTGGAGCCCCAAGATAGGACTTTGGCCCAAGAGTCATTATCAGCGTAAAAACATTCAGAAACGTCTGGTTGAACACGGGAGTGCCGACATTTTCAACGCCGATACGGACCCCCGGTCTGAGGCAGAAATGACCTATTTAATGGGAGCAAGAAGAATCTACGATTGCGGGAAAAAACGATGGATCTATAACGGCGTTGCATCCTCCGCGCCATAGTGCTACAGTGCCTGTATTCCGGGGTTAGCCCGGTGTATTAGACAGTCCCGGCTGACGACATGCAGACTAATACACCGATATCGCATGTGAGGATTACATGGCACAAACGCGTTTTTCGGGCCCTATCAAAGCAGGTCCCATTGCAGACACTACAGGCACCACAGTAGGCACTAATGTAGCCAACGTCGGCTTCGTTCTAATGGCTCAATCCGCTGTGATCGATATCATTGGTGCAACTTCCAATGATCAAGTTGTGGCTACCGTTCCGGCGGGATCACAGATTGTCGATGTTATCCTTAATGTAACAACAGCTAACGATGACACAGGCACCGCCACGGTTTCTGTCGGCACTTCGGGTAGTGCAACCGCGTTCCTTCCTGCCACTTCGGTTAAATCAGCTGCTACCACACGCGGCACTTTGACCAATAGTGCCGCGACAGATGTTGGAACTTCAGATATCCAAGTGCTTGCAGATTTTGCTGCTCAGAATGGCGATGGGGCCGCAGGGGCCGCAACCGTAACAGTGCTCTACATACAAGCTCGCGACCTTGTTTAATAGGGGGCTTTCATGAGCGCCAGTAATATCCAGGCAGTCACCAAGACTGCCGACGCCCACGCGATTGCGGGGCGCACGCGGGTGGTGGGGATGTATTTCACTAATACCGGCACAGGGTCGTCGTTTGTTTTGAAGAATGGCAGCACTTCCTCGGGAACGGCATTGGTCACGATTTACACGCCTGCTGCTGCGGGAGCCAGTGACATCATCGTCCCAGACATGGGCATCTTGTTTGATGAAGGCGTCTTTATCGACGTTGCCGATGTCAATGTCACAAGCGTCACGTTGCTTTTCCAGGGTGGAGCCCCTGCCTAATGGCTAAGTCCAAGGGCATGGGCATTGCGACGTCGGTCAAGAGCGGTAACTTCCGACCGACCAAGCAGGGTGCAGGCATGACGCAAAAGGGCGTCGAAGCCTATCGCCGTGCCAACCCTGGTAGCAAGCTTAAAACAGCGGTGACCTCGGACAATCCAGGGCCTAAAGACGCTGCGCGAAGGAAATCATTTTGTGCTCGTTCAGCGGGTCAAATGAAGCAGTTTCCTGAAGCAGCCAAAGACCCAAACAGCCGTATACGGCAGGCTCGACGTAGATGGAAATGCTAAATGGACACTGGAGTCATTGTTTGGAATTTAGTAACGTCGTTTTTCGTTGCCTTGGTCATGTTTATGATTAAGATGAATCACGACGAGCAGAAGCGCATTCAGATTCTGCTCAATAGAACTCGGGAGGAAATTGCCCGTGATCACATCACTCGTGCAGA